GTGACATTCCAGTCATTCATGACACAATTTATAGCCGTGATATTCCACAAGTTTTATTTGAAATACGTGATTCTATTTTAGGGGCTAATTAAATGACTAAACTATTAAAGCATTTTTTACTATTACTATTATTTTTCTTTTCTTTTTACTGTTACTTACTTTTAATACTAGGGGCTTAAAATGATTAATAATTTTGATCACGGTTACAATGCAGGCTTAAATGCTTTAGAGGATTTATCGCTTATATATGAAAATCCCGATCATGAAATTTTTGCGGGTTTATTATCATCAATAATCAATTGCATGTATTATTATGCCCCTAGCGAAAAGGCGGCTAATGATTTAATACAATTTGCCGTTGATTTTGCAAAAGATGAAAATGCCAAAATTGGCATGAATTTACCTAAAGGGGCTTAAATATGTATATTATCGATTTCAAGGATAAGAAAATAGCCCGTTTTGATAATCAAGGCTTAATGCTGTTTATGAATGAATTATTCAAATATCGGGATTCTGGATTAATAAACCAGCGATATTTTCTGGTAAATAACAAAAAACTAGCTAACAAAATAATAAAGCAGGCTTTAGGCGGTAAACCTATTTAGATATATCTTAAAGCCTTTAATCGCTTGAGGGCTTTAGGGCTATATTTAGCCTTTTACAATTACAATTATAAAAAAGGGTTTAATTTATGAAATTATTATCTATTAATCAAGATTCAAAAACTATAAAGGGGCTTAATAAGGGTTATCTTACTGGCATAATGTACCTTGCCCCATATACTTTAGGCGGTAAAAATATTTGCCCTTTCGCTAAAGCCGCTGGATGTATTAATGCATGTTTAAATACGGCAGGCAGGGGCATTTTTAATAATGTACAAAATGCAAGATTAAACCGTACAAAATTATTTCATAATGATTTAAATGCTTTTATGAATAAATTAGCCCTTGAAATACATGCTTTAGAAAAGACAGCAAGTAAGCAAGGATTAATACCAGTGATAAGGCTTAATGGCTTAAGCGATATAAACTGGGAAAATATACGCTTTAATTATGATTTTATGGATACAAAATTAAACAATGTCACAATTTTTGAATTATTTCATAATATTCAGTTTTATGACTATACAAAAAACCCATACCGTGACAATTTGCCAAAAAATTATGATCTTACTTTTAGCTATTCAAATAAATCAGAATTTCAAAAATTTAATGAAATAGCAATTCAAAAAGGGTTAAGGCTTTCGGTTGTCTTTTCGGATCAAAACTTGCCCGCTTATTATCTTAATAAGCAAGTATTAAACGGGGATGAATCCGATCTTACATTTTTAGCCCCTAAAAATACTATTTTAGGCTTATATGCTAAAGGCAAGGCTAAAAAAGAAAATAACGGGTTTATTGTAAAAACTATCCCGATTTTAGCTATTTAATACGGTTTAAATCAATTTTAAGGGGCTTTTTAGCCCCTTTTATTATCTTTTAAGGGGCATATATCATTAAATTAATAATGCAGCATAAAAACGTTAGCCAGTACGTTATATTAAAACGTGTATTTCATGGACTTAATGCAAGATATTATTTAAACGGTTATGATCTTATATTATATGAATCAAAACTGGACTTTTTAAGCAATCATAGAGCATTATATAAAAATAGATTTTAAGAATTATCAAAAACAATTAAGCGGCTATCCATTAATAATTATTGATAATTTTTATAATCAATTAAGCCCTATTTACAAAATTAACATTGGTACATTTGATCATCCATACCATGTTAGAGAATGAGAATCATTCTCATTTTAGATCTATTTTGAATATATATATGTTTGGCGATTTACTTCTATTTTTTGATCCAAATTCCATCCACGAATTTCCGATTTACTTCTATAAAAGCTCTAGAAATCTGTTGACGAATTTTTATTTCTTTTTGGATTTGCCTGCTTCGCTTAATGCAATAGCTACAGCTTGTTTTTGTGATTTAACTACTGGACCTTTTTTAGAGCCAGAGTGCAATTTACCTGCACCGTATTCTTTCATCACTTTATTTACTTTGGCAATCTTACCAGCTTTAGTTGTAGGTTTCTTCATATTTTATCCAAAAAAAAAGCCCTTTATTTACAAGGGCTTAAATGAACTACGGAGAGTATGGGCGAGACTATCCCAACAACCGAATTATATCATAACTTAATACATTCTGTCAAGCGACAATACGCCTTGAAGCCATAGTTAGCATGTTATCAAATGCTAGTGCCAGTTGGTACTCATAGTCATCGTATTTAGAAGTCTTTAAGTATCTAGCGTATACTGCATCCTTTTGGTCTGGTTCAAGACTGCTTATAATTGCATCAATCGTTCTGACGTTGGTCATATCCATTTCTGATACCATGTCTTCAAAAGCATCGCTAGTAGATTCACCGCCACTAATCATTCCTAGTGACTTACTTGGGTATCCTAACTTTGTACTTGGTGCATGCATCCATAAAGCCCAATCATCTAATATTTGCTTAAGTCTATCTATGTGCATCTATTCCTCGCTTGAATGAATATAAATACCTTTAATCCTATCGCTAAAGTCTGGCATAGGATGAAAGATATCTTGTAACATTGGTACTTTAACTTTTGAGAATATAAGAAATCTATTTTGTTTATCGACATTTACTAAACCTGCTGCATGCATATTATACAATACGCCCATTAGTCTTCTAGAGTCAGTCTTTAGTGCAACTGCTATTTGTGGAATAGTTAATGAGTCATTCTCAAGAGCATCTAAAATATGTATTCTAAACTTTTCTAAATTAACTGACTTACTATGCACTTCATATTGTCTTTGATGCGGTCTCACGATACATCCATCACTTTACATTCCCACTTTCTGCCATTCTTAACCCAACCATGAATATGTATTTTCATTCCACTTTTACGCACAATTCCTACATGCTCACTATCTGCAATTTTATTTGCCCTTGCTGACATGTTACTAGCAGAAGTAGTTTGCACTGCAAGTATCTCACCATCTTTGATAGCAAGTAAATCTATAAATCCAAACATATCTTGTCTTATCTTTGCGAATGCGTTCCATCGTTCTGTAATTGCTACTAGGTAGCCTTCTTCTCTTAATTTCTTAAGGCTTAACTGCGTTGGGCTTGTCGCCATTATTTTAATACCTTTTCAGCAATCCATAAAATAAATATACAAGCCATTCCCATGACTACTATAGTTACAAATACTCCTCCTAATGTTATTAAAAATTCACTTATCAAATTGTTCTCCGTTAGGTTTAGATATGCCATCAGTAAAACGTTTTTCAACTTCACCTGTGGATTTATTTAACTCATATTCATAATGCAAACCATCATTACCATTTTGACCTATTGTATCAATACGAGATTTTTTCTCTTTAAATATCATATCCCAATTTCTATCAGCTTCTTCTTGAGAAACTAACAATGGTCTTCTTCCAGAACCTTTACCCAATTTTAATTATCTCCTTATCAAATAACCAACCAATAGTTTTACGATGTGCAGATTCCCATGCTTCAACTCGTTCATGTTTATCTAACTCTTTATGATTGTCTATCATATCATGGCAACCATAACATAGACTAGCGATTCTATAATCATGTGCTTTGATTCCTGTACCCTTGCCATCTCGTTGTTGATTGGAATGAGCCGCACAAACTGTGCCATCTTGTCTTCCACACATAGCACAAGGAAACTCACGAACTGCTTCTAACAATTTCTTGTTTCTATAATTCATTAGTAAGGTGCTTCCTCATAATCGTTAGTGTTAAAAGGTTTAACAAATTCTTTAGGTAATTCTATAACTTGCACATCTGGGTGAGTGTCTTTATACCATTTGGCTTCACGTCTAGACCAACGATGTTTACGAATGATTTCACCATCATCAACAACCGCATGAGTAAAGTTAATCATCTTCCACCTCTAGTTTAATTTTGCCTAAATTTATCCATCTACCTTGAAGCGTTTTACCTCTTTCACCTATTGAATATTCTTTAGTATCTGGACAATAACAAACATACAAATATTGTGGCTCTTTAGGTTGTGATTTAATGCGATATTTATATTCTTCACCAAAATCATCTAATGATTCAACTAATTCCCATTCATCATTGCGGTTTGTTCTATCAGCAAATCTATACTCAATTTCTGCACCATCAGCCCATGCTTTTATTTCTTTATGCCATTTATGTTGTTTCATTTTTTACTTTCAATTTGTTTAATTTTTCTTTCACAATATTGTAAATCGTCATAAGCATCATCTTTTCCTCGTTGATACCAATCTAATGCTTGTTTGCTAAATAGTTTTTTAACTATATATGGCAATTCCATGTGAAATTTCAACATACTTAATTTTAATCTTGCTTCTACTAAATTTCTTTTATCCCGTCTATTCATTTTCATTTATATTTTCCTTTATGCCATTTATGTTGTTTCATATCTTATCTCCATATAATTTTTTTCAAAACAACTTAAAAATGCTTTTAAATCATTTGTTGTTAAATATGTATTTTGAACTGGTGGTTTATTTCCATACCAAAAATTAAATGCACTAAATTTTTTATCTTTAATTTTATTTTTATAAATTAATTCAACTTTTTTATTATGATGTTTCATAATATACTCCAAATAAATTTAATAGTGCCACCAATGAACCACATTATACAGAATACTACAATTCCGTCAACAACTGATTGCATTATAATTCCCAACTCCAACCCAAACTAGAAGCCCATCTCTCAATGTTTTCTTGATACTCTGTCATTTCTTTAGTATTAAGTTTGGTAGTAGATTTAACTAACTCAACAGGATTGCCAGCAATTTCAGTTTGATAACGTAAAAATTTATATCCCATTAAATCGTGAACGGTGCTAGGGTCTTCACCAATGTAATTAGCAACTGAACCATATAGCGACCACAATCGCTCATTTTGCTCAAGTGAACGCACTGCCTTCTCCTCACTAATATTGACACGCCATCGTTTAGATAAATCAAGACTCTTTATCTTTTCCAGCAAATTCTCGTAATTGTATTTGTTTAAAACGAACCGAATCATATTTATCACTCCATCCTTTAGATTTAAAAGTTACACCGTCATTAGATGTCGCTTTGTATATTATATCATCACCGAATAGTTCTTTGCAACTTTTTATAAAATCATTTATAGTCATAGAAATCCATCGCTTTCTTTACTATTAAATAAATCTTCTAATTGGTCTTGAATTTCATTATATAACTCTTCTATTACTTTAAATTTGCGATATAGTTCTTTTGGAATTTCAACTTGTCTATCGTATGAACCAGCCCATTCAGAATCTTCTTCAATAGAATAATCTGGATACCTTTCATCGCATGATATATATGCACGCATTATGGTCTCTCCTTATAACACAAACCTTTTTTATCAAACCAAAAATTCCATTTGCCCTCTACTGGATAATTTCTTTGTTTCTGTAGATAGGCAACGCAATCTGGTAAACCTTTTAAATCTTCTTCTGATTTCTCACCATATTCAATATCTGATTCTTTCTTCTTGTTACGCCATACGCATATAATATTATCGCATAGGTTACGAATATGACTTGAACCTAAAATATGAGTAGCATCTGGAACTTCATGTTCATCAGCCATCTTACGAGTATGTGCAACCAAGAATATATGTATCTGTAAATCACGACATGTTGTAGCAAGTCTATCTATAAAAAGTTTTTGCTTTTCATAATTGTCTTCAGAAATATCTGACATCTTCATCAGAGAATCAATCACAAATACTTCTACACCAAGCACATGCTTACCCCAATACAATGTTGCTATCATGTCATCTGATGTAGTAGAGCCTGTTTGGTCATATAAATATAATTTATCTTTTGCACGTTCACAAAATTTCATAATAAAATCATCTGTAGGTTCTGATGACTTTAATGTTTGCTGCACCATACGAGCAATAGTAAGTACAGGTCTCATCTCAAGAGATGCAATCAAACATTTAGTATTTTGTTTCATCAAAGATAAAATCACTTGAGATAACCACATACTCTTACCATGACCAGATACACCTGTCAACACAGTTAATTCACTTGGTCTTATCTTAAAGTCATCTTCCGTTTTAACAAAGCCCAGCGATTTGCCACTGTGTATTTCAGAATTAAAATATCGAACGACCTCATCAGTAAAAACATCCGTACTTTTAACAAGAAATTCTGCATTTGTATTTTCCCCTTTATAATAATCATTAATAATTTGTTTATTGACTGTCAACTTCTCTAATGCGTCACCAATATTCATTTAGCACCATCCCACGGATTACGAACTTTTTGCAATTCATCTTCCCATCTTTCTTGATTAATGTAAGTTAGTGGTGCAGGATTAAATCCCTCTTTCCAAGATTTAGTTTTACTCATTTCTTTGACATGATTAATAATCTTATCTGCAATCTTATCTAAACCTTTTCTTTGCCATTTAACCTCGCATGGTTTTCTACCTACCTTACGATTACTTGGATACTCTTTCCAGAAATCATTGAATCTAGACAACGATATATCTGTCTCTCTCTCTGTCTCTGTAACCCCACTTTGCTTGCATGATGCTAGCATAATGCTATCATTCTCAATAAGCCATTGATTTAGAACAGTTAAGTGTTTATTCAATTCTTGTTCTGACATTTGCAAGCGAAATGCTAGCGTTCTGCTATCTGGTAGTTTTCCATCAACATCTTCAGATGCAATTAACCAAATATTAATCAGTACCCATGAACTTGCACTGCCCTTTAAAGCAAACCAATCTGGATTCTTTAATAAGTCATTGTGTACTTTAATCCAAGGTGGACACCTATTATTGTAATGCTGAAACTTCTTCCAATTTTTAGGCATCATTAGTGATACCTCCAGATTGTTTAGCAAGAATATCTCTAATCTGATATGCTCGTAACTCTGGAATAGGTTTATCTAAATTTTTAGACCAATGTTGTACAGCCTGTCTAGTTAAACCCAATGCTTTAGCCATTTGGTATTTAGTTTTAAAATGTGAAACAGCCTCTTGATACGTCATTTTTATCTCCTTTATTTAACGTAAAGGCATATTAACATAGGTAAAAATTAAAAGCAATAAATAAAAATAAAATAGTTGTTGACATTCATATTTACTAGGAGTATAGTGTCTGTTCTAGTTTAGGAGTTGATATGGAAAGATTTATGCGTATTATTACTAATGAACGATTACAAAAAAGATTTACACAAAAGTTTTATTATGTGGTAAAGTGGTATTTAGTAATTTTTTGGGGATACATAATATGGCATCTGATTTAAAAAGAGTATCAGAAATATTACATGATATGGTAGAAGAGTTTAAAAAGTCAAATGACGAATGGGAGAAAAGATATGGACAGTCAAATGTTTCACGACCAAGTGATGATGCAACAGGAAATAATGGAATCAATGATAAAGGAGAGACAAATGGGAGTTTATAAAAAGTTAATGCAAGCAAGATTAAAGTTACACAGTACAGAACTTAAAAAGTCTGGTCTTAATAAGTTTGCTGGTTATAGATATTTTGAGTTAAGTGATTTTGTACCAGCTATTCAAAAAATATTTGCAGAGTTAGATTTATGTGGAATTATTTCATATGGAAAAGAAATTGCAACACTTACTATTACAGATATGGAAGATGGTTCACAAGTGCAAATTACAAGCCCTATGTCAAGTGCAGCTTTAAAAGGTTGCCATGAGGTGCAAAATTTAGGGGCAGTTGAAACATACATTCGCAGATATTTATGGGTAACAGCACTTGAGATTCTTGAATCTGACGCAGTTGATTCTAGTGCTGGTGCAGCAAATATTAGAGTTAAAGATACTAAAGCAGAGGACTTTATCTAATGGAACAACGTAGTGAAGAGTGGTTTCAAGCACGGCTAGGAAAGGTTACAGCTAGTCGTGTGGCTGATGTGCTAGCAAAGATTAAAAGTGGTGAATCTGCGTCTAGACGTAACTACAAAATTCAGCTAGTAAGCGAAAGGCTTACAGGTGAAAGGCAAGAAACATATATTAACCAAGCGATGCAAGATGGAATTGACAGGGAGTTCTATGCTAGGGAAAGATATGTGCAACAATATGGTGAAGTGGAAGAGGTAGGATTTATTCAACATCCTACCTTGGAAGCTGGTGCTAGCCCAGATGGTATGGTAGGTACAGATGGTATTCTTGAAATTAAATGTCCTATGGGAAGTACGCATACAGAAACATTAATGACTCAAGAAGTTCCAAATAAATACGTGCCTCAAATACAGTTTCAACTTTTGGTGACAGGTCGTAAATGGTGTGATTTTGTTAGCTATAACCCAATGTTTCCAGAGAATTTACAGTTGTTCGTAAAACGTGTGGAAGCAGACCCTGTGTATCAAAAAGAGTTAGAATCAGAAGTTAAGCAGTTTTTAAGTGAAGTAGACGATGTAATAAATAAACTTAAGGAGATTAAATGAGACTAACTGAAGAAGAAAGACTTAAATTGATGATGGCTCATAGTGGTTTAAAATCTAGAGCATTTTGGGATTTAGGTGAAGATGGTCAAGCACCATATATGGAAAAACTTAATGCAGTCATAGATGAGTTAATAGAATCAAATCCAGACGCATTTAGAGGTTCAGTAGTAAAAAGGCATTATACTAGACGTAAGAACGCAGTTAGATAATTTAAGGAGAAAAGCATGGCAGAACAAAAATATGATAATACAAACACTTTTACGTTGTTTAAAAACGACCAAGGTGATAATCCAAAAAAACCAAATTACACAGGTATTGCTAACGTAGATGGTATTGAGTTTAGGATTGCTGGTTGGATTCGTGAAGGAAAAAACGGTAAGTTTATTTCTGGAACAGTGCAGTTAAAAGATGGTGATGTAAAACCTAAACAGGCAGAGGTAGATGAGGATGTTCCTTTCTAGGAACACCCTCTCTAAAGGATATTACTTGTTCATTACGTACATTGTAACTTCAAAGCCGAAACGCATTTCAGTAGCTGCTGGTTTTGTCCACATGATGATGTCCTTAATAAAATGCAAGCCACATAGCTTGTATAATTATTGTGACCTGTTATAGTAATAAAAGCAACTAATAAACATTTATTTTACCCTAATGAAAATACGGAGACATTATGGATTATGATGACGATATAGTAGATAATGATGATAAAAGCATGTTAGCAGAGCTTCCAGAGGCAAAACTATTATTGGCTATGCTATACCAAACTATAGAAGATGCTATGTATATACCTAAAAAACAAAAAATGGATGCTACGCCAAGGTCTTTAACAACTTTAAAGTCTAAAAACAAATTAGCTTTACGAGACAAGATAGATGCTATACAATGGTTATTTGATGATAATGATGTTTATGATTTATGCTGTGATTTAGCTGGAATGAGTAAACACAATATTAGAGAAATGGTTATTAACAGAATAGGTGCAGACGTGATTTTACCTTTAGTACATGGATTCTATCAACCAAATGGACATTAATCATTTAGAATTAGATGTTGCTTGTTATGCTCAAGCTGCATATCACGAAGGGTCTAATAAAGCAGAAAGAATAGGAGTAATTAATGTTATACGTAATAGGGTTCGTAATGGTAACTGGGGTCGTGATGTATGCTCTGTTGTTTATTCTAATGGTCAATTTATTGGGGTTACGGATGACTCTCACGAGCCAGTTGATAAAAAGACGTATTTGGAAATTCAATTACTGGTACTTGATACAGTTGTTTTTAATAAATATGTTAATCCAGTTGCAGACGCTTTATATTTCCACGATACGTCTATGCAAGCAAAATCTCAATGGTTTGGCAAAAAGAAAATGGTTAAAATAGGAAGGATGGTATTTTATTAATGAAACCTTTAGCGTGGCTTGTAGAAGAATTTGATGGTAATGGAACACTTGTGTGGTCTGGTCTTATGACTTCAGAACCTACAGAAATGTCGTGGTTTAAAGACCTTAAATCTAAACTTCACAATGTCACCATAACGCCATTAATAGCAGATACTAAAAACATTAAAAAAGTAATTAACACTAAAAAATATGATAGCAAAAGATTAACGGAGGCTAATAGTGGATTATAAACCACTTACACAAGAACAAATAATTGGTGCTTACAATGTAGTGTTTCCTACACGATATGAGCCAATGACAATAGAAA